CTGGAAAGATGCTCTAAAAGAAATTCCTGATGTAGCGGCTGAATCTGATTCTAAATATACAGCTATGACAGCTAAAATAGATATTGTGCTGGCATCTCCTATATTGGAATTTAAAAATAAAAGCCAATTTAAAAAAGGTAGTAAGTATCCTTTCATTGAAGCTATAATAGATGGTAAAAAAAATGGTAAATGGAAAAAAGATTCTCCTACACATAAATCTATAACTATGGGTATACAAATTTTAAACTGGGCTTATGATTTGACTATGGTTTATAAAAATTTAAAAAAACCTAGTGGTGTTACTAACCTTGGTCAATTTGAAGTCTTTATAAAAGACACATATAATATGGCACAAAAAAGAGGTGAAATTTTTGGTTCAAGATTCGGCCCATTCGGAAAAATATCTTAAACCTATCTTTTATTATACTTCACTAAAAATCTTTCTACTACATCAGCCCTAGTCAAAGACACAGCACCTATGTGGAAATCTCTGTTGTCTGTATAGCTTAATTGTTCCATAATCTTGCGGACACATTTATCTGGTGTATTATCCTTCACAAAAAACTGACTGCCTTTTGTAACATTTGTATCACCCACCTTACCTTCTATCTGTGCTATGGTAAAGTCATACTCTTGTTTGAGTTGCTCTAGTTCTTCTGGTGTTGTTCTGGAGATATGCCTGTGTATCATATCAAACTGAGGACAACTGGACTGCCTGATTATCTTTGGTCGTAGTTGTGGATACTTGTTCTCCCATATCTGGAAAACACACTTGACCGAATAGGGCTCTCCGTCTGGTGTTACAAACTCTCTTACAGGAGTTTCATACACCAAATGCAATACAGGATTCACTCGGTTGATAAAGGTAAACTTGGAGAAGATACTCGGTAATATCATAGCCACAACATCACTATGCTCAGCACACCTGTTGAGAAACTGCATTGCTATCTTACCCTTCCTACCAAATGGAGGATTACCGATAACAATATTTTTGCCAGGAGGAAACTCCCACTCAAAGAAATCTACACCAAACTTGATATCAATACCAATCTTGTTAGACGGCATCAGATTTAGAAACGCACCGGCGCCACACGATGGCTCTATGAATGTATCAAAGTTGGTGCCGTATCTGTCTATAACTTCAGCATACAATCGCTTAGCATCTTCAGGTCTTGTATAAAATTCTTCACGCTCTACTATTCTAAACTTTGAAGTCTGCAAAACGGTCAACAATTTCTTCCTCTTGGCCTGTATCTACCAAATCTGTTTGAGCTGTTTGTGCTACATCATACAGCTTCATCTTGCCTCTATCAACACCAACAATAAACTTCTTATTCAATGTTGGATCATTGTATCTATTCTTTAGTTGTTTTACCAGCATCTGGTTCAACTCTTCCAACTCATCGGTAGATATCAATGCAAACATCAAGTCTGCTGTGGCTGGTAGACCAAAGGATTCTGATGTATCTTCCAAACCAATATCAGTTGACACAAATCCTGTCCTTGTTGTCTGTGTTGCTGATACAATAGGCAGATTACATTCTACAGCAAGCCCTCTCAATTCTTCTGCGATGGCTTTGATGTATGTGTAAGAATTCACAGCAGCACTGGCTCTAAACCTACTCGATGCACAGATATTCAGATAATCCACATAGATGATATCTGGCTTGAAATCCTTTTTCAATGCCAACTCATTCAATAACGACCTAAAATGACCACAATGAGCAGACGCTGTTGGATATTCTTTGACTATCAATCTGCCGTGAGTTTTCTTTTGGACTTTACCAAACCTATCTTCATACATATGTCGTGGAAGGTCATGCAAATCTTCCATTGAGATATTCATCAGATTGGCATCTATTCTCTCTGCAATCTTTTCTTCTGCCATCTCTAAAGTAATATACAATACATTCTTGCCTTGCATTAGAGTAGCTGATGCTGAATGGCACATGAATAATGACTTACCAACACCTGTGCCGGCAAGACATACATTTAGAGTTTTCTTTGGAAGTCCGCCTTTAGTAATACGATTGAAATAATCCAAATCAAATGGAATCTTATCTTCTACTGTGTGATAAAACTCATATCGGTCTATTGACTGCTCGAGATAATCATGTCCGATGTGTGTATCAAAGGACACTGAAAGAGCTTCTGTAAGAATAGTTGGAATAGCCTCAGGAGTTTTGTCCTTATCTTTTCCATCTATGATTTGGATGCCATTGAGTATGGCTTGATAAATGGCTTTGTCTTTACACCACTGCTCTGTTTCATCCAAGAGCCATTGCAGCTCTACTTTTGATTCAGTTATTTTTTCAGAAAGATAATCAGTAGCAGATTTATATTGGTCATCTGTATATGTTGCCTTACCAATCTCAATCAATAATGCTTCAACATCTGGATTATTTTTATATCTATCTACATAATCCCAGATAGTTTTATATATGACCTTCTCTACCTGATCTTGGAAATATTCTTCCTTGATAAATGGGATTGCCTTTCTAGTATAATCCTCATTATGAATCAGGTTGCTCAGTATTGTCGTTTCTATTCTCATCATTCACCAAATTATAATTTTCATTCTGCACGCTTTCTTGTAACACCGTCATAAAGATATCACCTAAAGCATTCTTAAAATCGCTTGTCAAAACATCTACTTCATTAGGATTATACAACACTTCATACTTAAAGTCAATAGGGATTTCCTCTACACTTTCCAAATCTAAAGGTTCTCCATTTTCATCCTTTAATATTATTCTGCCATCCTTAAAAATAAAAATAACATTCTCATAAGGACCTTCTTGTATTATTAAGGCACTTTCTTTTGTTTCTTTGTTTTCTATCCAATCAAATCTATACATAATGTAAATACGAATGAGCAAAATATTTCGGACCAGATACCGGCTTTCTACCGGCGTGTAGCCATGGCCACATAGGTGGAAATACTACCATCGTTCCTGCTTTTGGTTTCACCGATAAAGGTATATAAGTTCCTGGTTTATACAACTGTGGGAATTCTGTTTCACCACCTTCTTCAACATCATTTAGATAGATAAGAAAATTGAGGAATCTTTTTTCACAACCTTTAGATGAATCCACATGGTCATCAAATCTATCAAAGCCATTAGGCAGATATCGTTTTATTCTGATAGCCTCAAAGCCATAATCTTTTGTTGTTATGGGCCACATTATTTCAGTTATGTTACAATCTTTTTTATAGATACTAACATAATGCAGCATAGCCTCTATCAACTTTTCTCTTGTGCCTATCCATTCATCATGGTTATAAATGTTTATCTGATTGAATGATACTACCAAATCATTCTGTTCCATCAAAACCTTTTCCTGTCGGTCCTCAAACTTCTCAAACTTGTCAATAAGAAACTCACAAGAATCCTCATCTAACACCTTATCATAGATGCGGATGTAATTATCCATTATTGATATTCAATCTTTTTATGACTGTTGCAAAATCTTCAGCTACAGTCCATGAATTTCCTGTGGTACTGAAAAGAAAAGTCTTATCACCCATAGGAAAAATTGACACTAAATGGTCTACATTTATAGCAAGATATTTTCCTTTCAAATCTACCTCTTCAGCACAATTAGTAAAAACTTTATACTTACCTGTAGACATATTAGTCAACTCAACATCATCTAATTTGATAACAGGAGTTGGTATTCCGCCTAGTGCTTCATCACCAGGTTTAACTACTTTTAACTTCTCTTTCTTTTTTGTTGCCATCTCTCTTTACACCTCCATTTTATATAATGTATATCTCTTTTCATCTAAAAGGAGGACCAACAAACCAAGTTATCAAGGAATATCTTACCCCCTTTGTTACTGGTGGAACTCTATGTTCTAAAGTGCCAGGAAAGACAAGAACATTACCTTGATCAACTCCATCTACCGGAGGTACAACACGACATTCTCCTTTACCATAAGTAGAAAACTCAAATACACCACCTTTAAAGGTATCATTCAATGAAACCGCCGCAGTCAACTTTCTAACTTTACCATGCAGTAAAGGACTCTCTGGACAATCATATTTACTCATATGATCTCCTTGACCATCTTGGTGCCATGAATAATGACCATTTACTCCTGCTCTATAACGTGTCAATTGTTGTGGTTCAGCGGCCGT